CGTTTGACGGAACGAGTGCGAACTCGTCATTCTGTCTTTGGATAGATTGCTGGTATGGGCAGATTGCAGCCTGATACATGATGCCATCTACGCTTGCGGAACCGCTGACTGCGTAAACTCCAAGACCATTTCTCTCCGGTTCGCTCAAATACATGAACCCCGACCAGTTGACAGGTGCGGTCTGTGTCAAATCCTTTCGGATTTCAATGTCGCTGGTCTGGAGACTGTAGATCGTTGCGTCTACCACGCTTTGTGTGGTCGCGATTTCAGCAGAGTAGTTGTTATCTAGGTCAGATTGCGGTTTCTCACTTGCAATCTTGTTTCTTTCAAGAATGGTTGGCTCAATAAGCAATCCCGTAACTACGTTTGAGCGTGCTGGAGCAAGTTTCTTGATCTGTTCGAAGATTGATTTGTCGAAGTAACTTCGAGCAAGGTTCAAGAAGTCTTGGAAGTCGAAGTTTCCCTTACCTGTATTGTAGAAAATGCGCTTGAACGACTCGAAACTTTCATAGTGGTCGTTATACAAATCCTTTGGATCGCCGATGAAGTCTTGGAAGTCGAAGTTTCCAAAGAATCGAAGGATTTGAACGTTGAACAAGTCAGTTGGAGAGAGGAAGATTCCAATCTTGTTGCTTCCTTCTGTCAACTCATCCTTAGATGGTAGAGTTGAACGCTCGTCGGGGCTCAATTGACCGATTGTGGTCTGTGTCTCGAAATTGATCTTGTTGCTCTGGAACTTTGTGCCACCGAAATTTGGAACCTTGGTCAACTGACGGATTTCATATCGTTTGAACTGATATGGGAATCGCGTGCTTGAGTTTACCGGATTTCCACAGGCGTCAACGAGACGAAGAACTGGATCGTAGAACGACTGTGTGGGTGTGATTGGGAAGTTGTGCGCAGAAGCCGATGGAACAACCTCGATGAATGCCGAGTTTTCGACCGGCATGATTCCAGAAGCGGTGTAAAGGTCAACGGCACCGTTGAAGTCGAGGCGGAAGATCAGATTATTGACCGTCTGCTCTGGCTCTGCGGTGTCATATGCATCGAAGAACGATGTGTGTGAGTCGAAGCGGTCGTCGGGAAGTTGAATGTTCCAGTACTTGAGTTGATCCAAGACTCCATAGAATGCTTCAGGGTCTTTGCCCATACTCAAACTCTCTGTCATCTGGTAGTAGTTTCCGAGGTAGAGAGAGCCCGTCAATAGCGGAGAGTTGAACTGATCGTTGAAACTTCCACTGAGAATGATGCTTACTGCTTCGTGGAATACCGCTCTTCCGTCTTCATTGTGCTTAATCTGAAGTTCGAATGTGCTCGGGATCGTGGATGACGATTCCATCTCGGCATTGGCTACGAGTTGAGTATCCTTCTTTTGAAGTAGGATGGTGTAGATTTTTCCGTTGAAGAACGGAATTTTTTCCGAGAGGGCTGTGGCAACCGTTCCTGAGTTGTTTCTGATGGAGAAGAATGCCTTACCCCAATAGGTTCCCTTTTCACGGAGAACACCGATTGACCAGCGATCTTCACAATTAAGAAGGCGGAATACCGAACCTTCCTCACTTGTCAGTGTGTCATTGAATGCGAGTTTGAACTCAACAGATTGTGCCGATGCGGTCCATGGAACCTTGATATACTCGTTGGAACCGGAGTATGATAGAGCGTAATATGACTCGTCAAAGACGTATTCCGTGGTCTCGTTGTTGTCGTTGTTATTGATTCCGCCGTATTCTCGAATGCGCAAAAGGTTGCGAGGAATACCATAGCAGTTGATCAATGCACGGATAGACTCTTCGGTGCCCTTGGTCTTGAGAATGTGTGGAAGGCTTACGAGAATGCGACGCCAAATTGAATTGGTTCTCGTTTGAGAATTCTCCAAGTCGGTGTATCTCTGATTCGTGTCGTCGCTTTCGATTGACAGGAGGAAGCGTGAAAGATCATCGGTGTCAGTTCCAGAACTTACATCCCATCCGAATCTTTCGAGAAGACTCTTGATGACCGTGTAGTGCAAACCGTCTGCACCATCATTTGTGGTTTCTTTGATGGTTGGGAATTGATCGACGTATATCCAAATGTTGTCGAAGAAATGACCCACCATGCTCAAGAAGTGAATGTAATCAACGTTGTCGGAATCCTCTCTCAAGAACTCAGCAGTATTGTTGATCAGGCTGGCATCGTTTCTTTCGTCGTAGAATGATGCTGAGTATGAGTGCTCTCCAAAGTATGATGGATTTGCATTTAGGAATTGCTCATACCCGTCGAAACTTGAAATGATCGCATCACGTTCAATGGAAAGGGTTCTCTCCGTGGCACCATCAACTCCGTCAGACGAATTCTGCAAATATGCAATAGACTCACTGATTTCAGTAAGACGGTGTTGCTTCTTTTCGTAGATTGCAAGACGCTTTTCGGCAGATGAGTAGCGAATGAAATTTTCAAGTTTCGTGTAATCCGGAGCAACCAAGTCAGCCTTGACATTGATCTTCTGACTAACCATATCGGTGGTTTCGGAATCGGCGGAACCGGAGATGAGAGAACTCATGTCATACGGTTTCGTCGATTCGCTCGTGGCGTCGTTCTTTTCACGAACGGAGAAGTTCGGTCCTGCTATGCGGATCGTGGCAACCGTTGGTGTTGTGTAAACAACGATATTCTGACTGAATAGGTTGTCAGGAGAAATGTTGACGATGGTGATTTCGTCGCCTTCCTTGGCTTCACATGGATATGCCAACTTTACCTTCAGAACCTTGTATGCCGAGAATTCGGGTAGAGCGTCACTTCCTACGTTGATAATCGGGAAGTAATTTCCATTACCCAAGTTGACATGGGTTTGGAGAGGAAGTTTGTTTCCAACGATGTATGCTTCGTATGCAGATGTTGCAGCATCGTTGAGGGTGGAAATCAAAACGTCATAGATAAACTCACGTGCTATCTGTGTTCCTTCGTCATTGAGAGTGTTGATTTGGTCGAGATAAGTATCCGCCAAAGTCTTGGCTACAGAAGTGTATGTCTGAACGATGGTCTCAAATGAAACATATCTCTCGTAATTTTGGTAGAGAACGTTTGTGAACGTTGGGCTGACTCCGAGGATGTCAAACTTGCTGATTTCCCCTCCCGTCTTTCGTTCGCCACGATTTACACCATTGAATACATCGAGAACGAAATCAAGAACAGCAACGTTGTTCTCAAATGCATAATAGAATTTGACCAGATCAATGTCGTAGGTCTTTTCCGCTGCCTTGGTAAGAAATGTGTTGATCAGATTGTTGTTGGTAATCTGATTGACCATGTTCGACAGGATATACTTTACGGGGAAGGTGCCCGCTGAGAACGCGTTGTATTCCTCCAGCGTCTTTGTATCTGCCGAATCCGATGGAACCAAACGAAGTTCTGTCTTGTCGCTGGAGACCTTATAGACCGTGAGTTTTCTATCAACTCCACCAACGACATATCTCTGCGGAACGTATGTGACGTTGTATGTTCCAGTTCCAATGCCCGATTCTTTCAAATCTTGAATTGGTGCCAGAACGAGGCTTCTTACCGACCCCGAGGAAACGGTTTGAAACGATCCGATGAACAGATCGTAACTGTAATTGTAGAGAACGTTGTCAATTCCGGTGTACGAGCGAGAAATTGGAGTGAACACATACTCTGGTTCAATGACCTTTGATACAATCGATTCGCCAGCACCGTTTCTGACGAATATTTCAACCACATCATTATCGAAGTTACCAAAAGCAACGTTCGAAATTGATGCCGTCGATAGGAATGACACATCGCTTGCATCCAGAGTTGATCCGGAGTTCAAAGAACCTGTGATGGATGTGATTTGGCGAATGTTCATTAGTTATTGTTGAGTGGAAGATACGGGAAAGTATTGTCGAAGTCGGATTCCGATGCTCCTTGACCCAAATTCTTTCGAAGTTCAAGGATAACATCCTTGGTCTGGATCGAATCACTCAATGCCGCTGCATTGTCGGCAGAACTTGTGATTACTTCAACCGATTGTGTGACTTCGACGGAGGCGGTTACCTCGGTCGCTTGAACGACTGGCACAACATCCACAAACTCGGTGAAATCTGTGCCAAATCTCTTGGAAATCTGTTCTGGAGAGAAGATCGTGCTCACCAATGGAAACACAACGAGGCTGGAAGATACGGAGTTTTCTTGATAATCAAGAAGGAGTACTCCGCTATCGTTGAATGAAGAACTAACCGAACCACTCTTGGTTAGGTTCTCAACTTCCTCGGTTGCGTAGATTGAAAACGGTGATGCACTGCTCATATTTATTTAGCGTGTGATCTTGAAGGGAGCACACACATCATAAATATCAAAAGTACCAAGTTCTTCTACGCCAATTTGGATGTAGTAATACCTTTCTTGAGCAAGACCGGTAGTGTCGAAGATAAAATAACTACCACTCTCGTTGCCGCTGACCTTTGTGTACTGGCTGAAATCGAAGATGATTTCGCGGCTCTCGTAATCCAAAACTCTGTAGTAAGACGATGACGGAAGCGACTTCACAACGAGATAATCGCTCTGACCCTTAACGAACGTCTTTGTTGGGTATTTTTCTCTTCCGAAGACGATGAACTTGGTCACCTCACCGGCTCTATAAAAAGGCTTCGTGTTTGTGATGTAAACCACGCGATTGCTTCCTGTGATTGGAGCAAGGCTGCTTGAACCAGAACCGGTTGTATAGAATGAATCATCCCACGACACCATCAACGATGGTGAATAGATTGTGTGCGTCTTACTGCTGAAGAAGCGAAGAATTCCGTAGTCAACGTTGTCGTTCTCTCCGGAATGGCGAAGTCTAAGACCAAAGTTGGGGATTGCGCCGCTCATCCATGCATTGACGATTTCCGTGACATCCATCTTGATATCGGATGCTTCGTATGAGAATGCCTGACTTGCGGTCGGAACGGTTACGGTACCACCGGGGCTGACGATAGAACCTGAGAATGAACCCGTTCCTCCCCATGGCATCAAACCAGCGGCTTGACGGTAGTTCCAACTTACGCCTTCAACGGTGTAGTCATCATACTTCTTACCCGTTCCTCTAATCCAACTTTCGGAAATAGGCTCGGCAACGATGGTGTATTCCGAAATGACTTCTTTGGATTCGATGGTCTTCAATACAAGCGTGAAGACCGGGTTTGTGATATCCCCGTCAACGATACTCTGTGAGATTTCGGAAAGATCAAACTGAAGAAGAGCACGTGAGATGGAAGCCGTTACGGTTCCGTTCAACGATGACCTATCATATGTCTTTTCGATTTCCAGAATCTCATCACCACCAAAATTGCGATTGACCAACAATGGGTGGTTGTTGATGAAGGTATCCTTTTTGCTGAAGAGGAGGTAGTTCATTAGATGACTTGTCCGACGATATCCCGATTGAGGTATTTGACTTCAAACACGCTTGGATCGAGAGATGGATAAATGATGTTGTCGGCAGTTGCCTTGCCAATGTCATACTCGTAAACGGAGTAATCTCCGTCTCGGGCGGTGAGATTCTTGATCGTAAGAGAATTTACGCTCTGTACACCCTCAACCTTTGCGATTTCCAGTTGGAGTCGGCTCAAGTTGATGGGCTGATTGAAATCCATGTTGTCGATGTTGAAGAAATTCTGGATTGTCTGAATCGCCTGTGCGAGAACATCCTTCTTATTATAGCCACGGAGAACGCTGATTTCGAAGTTAACCCCGATGTTGATGACATATCCCGGATAGATGTTCACCTTGTCGGTCAACATGCGATACTGCGACAAATAGTTTTGGATGTTTAGTTTGAGTGCTTCGTTTGGAGCAATCAAATTCTTGTTTCCGTTGTATGAAAGAGTGTAGAGGTTGATTTCAAACGGATTTGGGCGGGTGGTATCCGGACGATTGAATCCACTTGGAAGAAGTTCTCCCTGTGCACCGTTTAAGGAATTGTCGGGAACAACATATGCCTTTGAAATTGTTCCGAAGATTCTCGGCATACTCAAACAGCGAACCACGTAGTCTTCCTTAGTGACCGCACGGTTCTGCGAACCAAAGTTTGCCATAGCGTTCATGCGAATTTCATCATTCGTATCAGCATCCTTACCTCCGGTTGCAGGGCTGGAGTTGTTAACACGAAGAGATTCGCGAACTCCTTGAAGGGTCTTCTGCTCTGCGTAGTTCAAACTCGAAATGTCGGTTGAGAATACTGCGGAATCAATGTTTGTGATGGTGTCTACGTTAACGTTGCTTGCCACTCCTCCACCAATGGTGTATGTCACCGTCAATGTTGTGTTCGATGGTGCCTTGCCATATGTTCTGGTCTTGAGGAAGTTGGTCGGATCGTAGGAAATGTCAATCTTGTTGATGTTATCCAAACCACGACCAACGGTGTTGAGGTTGGGAACGATCAACTCATCATCAAACCCGTCAGTGCCCGCGCCGAACTCAAGATAGGTTGTGTTGTCATCACGAATCCCTGTTACGAAGCGATTGGATGTGCGAACAAACTTCAACAGGTGTGGAACGCTGTTGCGATATTGGTTCGTGAATGCGTTGTAGATATTGGTGTTCGGTTCTGAGAACGGAACAAGTTCTTGTGCAAGATAGTCAACCTCATACCAGCGATTTCCATCCGTATCTACTACGTTCAATATTTCAATGACGTTGCTTTCTGGAAGTTGAATGTGATAAAATGCCTGTGCGTCGCCAACAATGAAGTCTTTGGTTGTCTGCTGCCCGGCAATGGCAAGAACGCTCTTCTTGATTAGGTATTGCTGTGCCTGACCAAACTGGTCTCTCTGGTAGACTGTGATTTCAGCGGGGTCTTCCGGCGTATTAACACTGAAATCTACAGGGTAAAGGGTACGGAATGATACTCCGTCGCTTGTGGAAGCGAGCATACCTTCATTGAGAGTGTCAGCGTACTTCAGGTCGGGAACTTTTTGTGATGGATTGGTTGGATCGGTCTTGCTCGGAACCAAGATGTACAAGTCGATCATTGTTTGTGCTGGGGTTGCTGCACGAGGCTTGTAGCCCATGCTGCGTGCCAATGCAATCAAGTTCTTTCTTTCCGTGGCTGCTTGTATCAAACTTTCCTGAAATTGATAATCCGTGTAGTAAGCCAGAACATCGCCAACATATGCCGCCATTTCAACGAACATCATTCCCGGGGACGCTTCCGAGAAGTCTCGGTTCGTGTTGGGGAAGTATGCCTTGGTGAATTCGACGAGCGCATTTCTCAACTGCGAAAAGTCACGGTTGAGATAGTTGACAACCTTGGTGTTGGGCTTGAAATCTTTAGGTGTTGTGGTTATCATTAACTAACGGGAAGTTGAACTGACAATTCGAGTGTCTGCGGATCAAATGACTGATTGTTGAAGTAGTACTCAATGGAGACGCCAATGGTATAAATATCAGTCGGGTCATTAGTTTTAACACCGACGGACGAAATAGTCAAATAAGGGAACGTGGTTGCGAACTCGGAACGCACAACATCCTCTACGATTGGAATGATATTCTCCGACTGATTTTGAAACAAGACACTATACAGATTTGTTCCAAAAGTAGGGTTCAGGGGTCGTTCACCCTTTTTTGTCAGGAACCAATTCTTCAAGTTGGTTCTCACCTGATCATTAGTTGTGAAGTTTTGCTGAAAGTAGCCACTGTTCCCTCTGGTAAGAGGGATTGCCAAACCGATTGGATTCTGGTTGGTCGGAGTTGGCATCTATTACAATGGTCGGTTTTGCTTGGCGATCTTGTCTGCTTTTTTCAAGATTGAGCGAAAGTCTCTTTTGAAGAGACCGGCTGGCACAGGCAATTCTCCCTGAGAAGGCTGATCGTAATCGTTGATTACGGGCTCGGCTGCTTCTTCCAACATACTTGGAACCGGAGCACTTTCCATTTGCATAGGACCGTCGAAACTCACTCCGAGGTCGCCCAAATCAACTCCTTGACCGGCTTCTGCCTGTGGGAAACCGGGTTCGGTTTCTGCCAAGATTTGATTGAGAAGAGGGTTCTTCGTGTTGATGACCGGTTTCTTGACTGGCGGGCGCTGTGGAGCAGGTGCAGGGCGTGCGGCTGGAGCAGGGCGACGAGCCACCTGTGTAGATTCCGTAACGACGTTCTTTTTATCAGCCTGAAGAAGTTCGATGATAAGTTTCGGAACAGCGATGCTTACCTCTTCTTTGACGATCTTGCGGATGATGTTTTCGAGTTCTGTCTTGTTCATGTCTATAAATATGGATTTCCGGTTAAATTTTAGGAGTAATGTTGCCCGACACGGATGCTACTGACGGCATTGCGGGTGTTGTCGTCATCGATGAAGGGATTGACACTTGTGGCAAAGTTGGAACCTGCGGAAGAGCAGGAACTTGTGGAAGTTTTGGAACACTTGGAGTTGCCGATTGCAGGCTTGCCGCAATAGACGAGATTTTGCCCTTTGCTCCACCAATCGCTCCCAACGCTGGATTTAATGGGGCTCGTGGGCGGGATGGAATTCCCGGAATTCCATTTGCTCCCGGAAGTTTCTTTGCCAAATTCTTCGGGCTTACGCTTCCAATCGAAATGCTTGGTGCGGGTGGTGATGGCAAAGCAGGTACCGATGGAATTGTTGGTGTCGATGGTGGCGTCGGCACATTCAACGATGAAATGTTGGTTAGATCGGGCATTATGATGGCGGTCCCTTGACCGTGAATACTCGCTCCGACAAGACTAATGGAAGTGCATTTGCAAGCATGTTTAATCCATTGATATCTGGTTGTGGAGGAACCTGTGTCTGCTGTGGAGTGGGACCGGTCGTCGTGGAGTGATTGATTACTCCGTGTTTGTGATCGTATATGTGCTGGTGATTCTTCAGCCAAGAAATCAGATCAGCCAGCCACACGACAAGGCTTCGACCAAGTACTATAGGTTCTTCGGTGACACCGTAATCTCCCAAGAAGATATACGGAGAGTTCAACGCTGTTAGTTTGTTCGATGTAAACACAACCTGCCCAGCGGCATCGAGTGTGATTTCATCATCGGTTGCTATTGCGAATCGTTTCTTTGAAAGGAACACTGTTTCGTTTTCCTTGGAGACAAATAGTAAGCGACCGGATTGGATGAGAACTTGATCATCGGCGTATGCATCGGGTGTCCATTTGAAACGGGTCGCTCCGGTTGGCGAGAATGCCGATTTCTCCTCCTTGCCATCCTCGAATATCGTCTTTGCTACCGGATTTTTCCAGCCACGTTCTCCGAGAATCTTTGTCAAGCCACTCGTCGCGAAGATCAAAGAGCCGTCTTGGTTGATATCTTCAATGATCTTACCGCTTGCATTCTTCTCCATACCATCCGCCTTTGGAGCACGTTGGCGATTGCGGATGAGAATCATTGGGTTTCCATAACCACCACTATACGTTCCCTTTCCACCGTCATTTGCTCGAACTGAATCGTATGCACCCATACGAATGCTTTGACCATGGCGGCTTTCAACGATGGTGTCTCCTTCGTATGGAAGTAGAGAGCGAATTTGGTTGTTGGCAACCATGTAGCGACCTACCTTACCGACATTCTTTCCATCGGCAGGTCCCATTTCGGAGTTCTTTCCCGTGCTGATGGAGGCTGTCGCAGCCGTTCCCGCCTTGACTTCCAAACGAAAATCGGCATTGGCGCTGGCAAACCCTCGCAGGTTTAACTTGCGAGTGTAATACAATCTATCCATATACTTGGCAACAAGAACAACCTCACCGATTACGGGAGGTTCGTTGAATCCGGACGCTCCTTCCATTGGCATTGCCCACGGTAGAAGTTCAACATCGACTCGTTGCATGGATTCCAACGGGCGAACTCTTGCTCGACCAATCCACGAATAATCGACTTCACCAGACTCCGGTTTCGTCGGGCTATTTGGCAATTCCTTAACATCCACGTTTGGTGTGTTCGTGGAAAACAAAGGGTGCTCGGGACCGTAGATAATATCAATCACCACAGCCGCTTCAATTTCGTAGAAGAACGATTCATCGGGGCGACGCTTGAAAACGTCAGCCATACGGATAAGACCATCCTTATCACGTTGGTATTGTTCGCCACGAAGATTCTTTTTGATGTATGCCATTTAACTTGGGAGTTTTTCTTCTTTGATATCCTTGACGATCTTCTCGGCTTCTTGCATGAGTTGCTTCTTTTCAGTATCGGAAAGAACGCTCATCGGATTACCGGGATCGGTGAGGGTCGTCGATTCGGCTTTCATGAGACGCTGAATGATGGCGGCAAGTTTGACGAGTTGTTCGTCATTTCTTACACCAACATCCAAATACTCACGGATGAGAGGAACGATTGTGATGGCGTCGTTGATGCCCTTCAACATGGCACGAAGGTCGGAAACCAAGATATCCAACTGGTTTCTCTTATGCTCCGAGTTCTCCACAATGTCTTTGCAGAGGTCGGAGAACTTCTTACCTTTGAAGATTTCTATGTCGTTGTCCATAATCTATAAATATAGGGAGGGCAGTAAACTTAGTACTTCAGTGCCTTTATTCTATTGTCGGAGATGGCTCCGGTTGAGAGGTAGTCTTCTCGAATGTTCTTTTGAACTGCCATCATCTTGTTAATTACCTTGGTGATATGCTGAGTCTTACAGCGGGCGATATCACGAATATACAGGTAAAGAGCCTTCTTGTTGAAGTTCTCCATGCGGTCGGAGTTTCTGAACAGATGGATAATGGCTTCGGCAATATCCTTATCACGCTTCTTCTTGAAGATGGAGTTGATGTGGTTATCCCAAAACTTGACCATAAGATCAACGAACTCTCTATTCTCGCCTTGCTGCTTGGTCATGCGCTCGTCACTGATCAAACCCTGATTGCTCTCCGATGATACGTCAATTTCCTCATGTCGCTTCCAGTTTGAATAGTTCGAGTTGTTCAGAAGGATGAAGAAGTTCTTTGCGATGATTGAGAAGTAGCCGAATGACTTACCAGCACCTTCTTCTGCCTTGAACTTGTCAATACCCATGATCAAATGGGCGATGCAATCCTTTTGAGTCTCGACCGGGCTTACGTCGATGTAGGTGAATTTGAACGTATTGAATATGTTCTCGGCAAGTTTTTCAAAGGAATGCCGGATTCTCTCGTTGTAGATACGATCCCGAATTGGCTGCTCCGTTTCAAGTTTGTATTCCACAATAGCCGCTTCAGTATCCTTGGTCCAGTAGAATCTTCCATTCTCAACCGTGGGAGCAGGCTTCTTAGCCTTCTTTTCTTCCTTGGCAACTTCTGGAACTGGCTGAACGACCGGTGTCTCTGGAGGCATTTCTCTTACTTCAACCGCCAATTCTTTGTGCGTCTTTGGCTTCGGTTTCTTTACGAGAAGTTTCTTCCTTTTGACAGGCTTTTGTGCCTTCACGATTTTACCGCTTTTTTTCATTGCCGATTTTTTCATTGAATTCCTCTATGATTCGTAGGATTTCTGAGAATACGAAACCCACATCGTCATCCTTAACGAACAGGTTTTTGTCATCAACCGTTCGTAGGTCAATGTAGACTTTATTCACTTGCTGTGAGAAGTTGCGTACCCACTCTTCGTAGATATCGATCTTCTTCATCAAATTGGCAACGAGGTAAACGAGCACCCCGACCAAGATCACCAACACCGCTATCACCAGATATAACCAAATCATTGTTTTCCTTTAGTCTTCGTCGAATTCCGTGGGAACGTCGATTTGTTTAAGAAGTTCAAGTGCTTCTTCAATCATCAGCCAGTCATGGGCTTTCATTCCATCTTCGATCAATTCGATTATCTCTTGTGCTACATCATCTTCGATTTCCATATGCATGTAAATATGGGTTAGATGAGTTTCCAACCGCCCTTTTCGATAAGTTCGGTCGCCTTCTTATACTTGACAAACTGCGTCTCACCGTCTTTTTCGATCATGACTTTCTCGTTTCTACCGAACTTGATGGGATTGTGAACGGTCTCGCGGAACCCACGGTCAGTCATCAGTTTTCCCTTGAGATGGTCAATTTCGTGTTGAACACAGATACACTCAAGAAGGTTCTTGTCTTGCCCATACTTCGTTTTATCCTCCGTGCCGGGCTTAAAGGTCAATTCATTTGACCAGTTGAGGCACTTGACCGTCACCTGTTCATGACGAATTGTGCGGGTCAGTTTGCCGGGCAGAGAGAGGCATCCTTCGGTATAGATAACCATTTCACGAGAGCCAGATACGATTTCTGGATTCATGAGAACGAGTGGGGCATCGACTTTGATCACCGAAACTTGTTTGTTGATTCCAATCTGATTGGCGGATAGACCGATTCCGTGTGGTTGCTCGGCAAGAACCGACCAAAGAATGTCAGCAATCTTCTGACCCTCTTCCTCTGACTCGACTGGCAACGTTGGCTTTCTTAACTGTGACTTGTTTCTGACGATTTTATATTTCATAACTTGTTGAGTGTTAGTATATACTAAATTTGGTTGACTTACTTTACACCTGTGACAGACTGAAAAGGAACGTCGCGAGGCAGTTCACAACTGATAACGATAGGGTAGGGGACCGCTGTATGTACTGACGCAATGTGCCTTTCACGTCAATCATTTACAATGCTTTACAACGCATTGTCAAGAGAATTTCAAACAAAAAAACTACTTTGATTGAAATCTTGCGAAGAATGCTTTAATTTTTGCCATCCAAGACGTATCTTCACTCTTTGTCGCCAAGAAATATCGATTGTTATCGAGTATTGCTCCCATGATCTTCAAGTTGATGATCTGCTGGCGACCCGTCTTGGTGTAATTGGTCACCTTGCCCGCCCACCAATGGTAGTCTTTGATGTTGCGTTTGATTTTCTGACCAATATCTCGCTCGGTCAATTCTCCCTTGAACACCGTTGGCGTCAATCCTATCAATTCTTTCGATGAGAACCCGGTTAACTTTTCATGGGCAGCGTTGGATGCCAGAATGATGGGATTTTCTACATCGTAGGTAGTCACCAACACCGGAAACGTAAATGTATCCACAAACTTTTGGATACTTTTAACCTTGTTTGTGTCCTGAGGCATCTTCATACGATTTCACTGTCTCTTCAAGACTCTTGATTGTGTTTATGAGAGAGAGAATCTGTGCTTTGAGAGCAGCAATTTCTTCATCCTTCTTGTATAGAGCAAGTTCCAGAGATTGAATCTTTCTGTATGCCTCTTCGAGTTCTTCTTTGGCTTGTTTAAGGTCGTCACGAATTTCCTCACGGAACTTGGTGTTGGCTTCGACCAATGCTTCAAAGTCGTTTCTTCGATTCTTCTTGCGGTTTGTGAAATACACAAACACACCCGTCGAAATGGCGGAAATCGACGAAATAATCAAAGTTGCGGCGGTAAGTTGTTCAGCGGTAAATTCCATGATGTAATGTGTTCTATTATAAGTATTTTTATAGAGAGGCAAAACTCATAGGATTTTGCCAATTTCCACCCAATTTCAGAGTGATTAGATGTACTGACCGCCCGTTGTTGTTGATCCTGCAACGTTTCCGGGGAAGTAGTTTGCACCTCCACCGTTGGTTTGAATCACACTGTTTTCTGTGGAACTGTATCGAGTTCCCGTTGCTGCCCCCGAATATGTACTGCTTTGCGCACGAATAACGCTTACCAAAATGGTTCTGGCAAATGCCGTTGAAAAGGCGGGAGTACCCGTGACGGTTATCGTTTTACTATTGCACGAAATTTCGGAATTTTCTTGCGTGGTGTAGTGCGTTGCAGCGCCTCCGGTGATGGTATAATTTCCGTTTACAAAAACTGTGGAATTTCTGACGGCAGTTATGTGATGGCTGACACACGCTCCGAAACTTGATGTGCCGATATACAAAGTTGATTGGTCTGCTGCAAGAACTCCATTGACACCCGCTCCGGTCGTTGTGTAAGAGAGACCATTTACCCACCAGCCCATCGGTGCGCCTATTGCCACAAGAGCGTGGCTGGCGGAACTTGCCAATACAACACTTGACGGAGAGGTTAAATTTCCGATGATTTCTGCATACGATCCAGATGGAGCGCCCGTGACCAATGATGACAATAGACCCGGAGAACCCAAGTAACTGCGAAGAACCACAGGACCTTCATATGTTCCGTTTCCAACTTGAATGGTGGCTCTAAATCCATTCAAGTCAATATCCTCACAAACCACCTCAACCGCTTTCTGAATTGTTCGAAACGCTCCACCTGATGAATTTGTCAATCCATTGTTCGTATCCGAACCGTCAGTTCTGACGTAGTATGTTCGATTTGCTGTTAGTCTATCACGTGCGTTTGATGCAAATGATGCTGTGGTAGCATATGATGCAGAAATTGCCGACAAAGCACTTCCTGAAATAAACGACCCGGATGGAACGAAGAAAGATGCCGTGACGTATCCGTTGACGAATAGGTTTCCACCAACAACGAGGTCATCGTCTGTTTTCAGTGTATCGGCGGCGGGGCGATAGAGATTTACATCGGCTCCACCGCCGAAGTATAGGGTATTCGTTATTAGCCCGTATGGTGCTTGAATAGTTCCGGCACTTTGGAAGTCATCATCCGTCTTCAGGGTGTCCGCTGCTGAACGATAGAGGTTGGTATCTGCACCAATAACAAGTTGACCACTTGTGTTGATAGTTGCCATAGTCGAACCGCTGACCACAAGTTCCAAATCGTGATTTGAGAACGTTCCTACTCTTCCAACACCGGAAGCGACCATTGATATTTCGGCAAATCCATCACGCTTTGCCGTAACTGCTGATGAAAACAGATTCGAGCCGACTCGAAGAAATGGAGATACACCGGTCGTTAGATATGAGCCAGTAGCGGTACCGATCACAAAACTATCGTCTGTCTTTAGAGTGTTTGAACTGGTGCGATAGAGATTTACATCCGAACCAAACAACAATCCTTGTGTTCCGGAATTAATGCTATCAACTTGAACATAGCCTGTCAGTGTTGCATTTCCCGCAACGGTGAGTTTTTGACTTGGTGTAGTTGTTGAGATGCCAACGTCACCGTTGCTTGCAATGTGAAGAGCCTGAATGTTGTCTGTCGAATTGTTGAAAGTTAGTCCGCCGGAAACGATTCCACCGTTATTGATATCCCATCGTTTACCACCTGTCTTACCATCGATCATCACCATTCGTGTACTATTGCTACCACCCCCGGTCTGTAGCAAAAGTTGACTTGCCGTGTCAGATGCGCGAAGGCGAATGCTTGGGGTATTTACGAGCAATCCAACCACGTCAACTTCTATCGCCGAGTGTGCCGGTGTTCCAACTCCCAAACGAGTAAATTGCGATGGTCCGTCTGTGGTGATTGACCCCGTGATAGAAACAGAGCCAGTCATTTCTTGAACGTCAGTAAGCAGGCTTCCAAGTTTATTGGAACCGCTTGAAAATAGAATTGACGATGTGATGGTCTGAACGTGGAGAGTATTGACTTGAATAGCCGATGCCGAGAGAGCGTTTGAAACAACAACGTCTCCGGCATCTGTGATGGTCATTCTGTCTACACGTGTCGTGCTTCCGGACGGAGTGGTTTGAAACGAAATGCTGCTCGGCTTAGACGATGTAGTGAACGTCTGTGTTGCCGTGACATACATACCGGCCTGATTGGTATAAATTGAGCCATCGAAACCTCCACCCAAAAACCAAGCCTGCACAGCGTTTGTTGGAGTAGGTGTTGGATTTGCCAATGTTCCTCCGACTGATCTTCCTTGGAAAACGGATGTTCCGGATGGACCAGATACTATTTCAATGCGCTCTTTATTGGTGTTTCCCGATATTCTTACCGCCGCAGAACCAGCGGCACCGTTATTAGCATCCGCATCTACCAATAGTACCACAGCGGAAGAACCTGATACATTTCCATTTTTACCAAACAATGAAAGCCCATCAGAACTCAGCGATCCCGTAATCTTCACCGATCCGGTAAATTGGTGCTCATCTGTCAACGACTCTCCAAACACGTTCGGTCCACTTCCGGATATCGTAAACGCGCCGTTGACGACGTTTAGCGATCCAAATGAACCAGTTCCGGTAACATTGGTGTTTGATGAGGTAATTTCACCGACGTTGAACTTGTCGGATGTGGTGAATTGTAGTGAAGATGAAATGACTCCCGTTCCATTGAACGATGGTGTTGCGGAGACAGCGTATGATGCCGTCACAGAAACTTGCGAATAACTTGCCGTGACGCTCAACACTCCGCTTGCCGTGTTATAAACCAGTGCCGCACTACTCGTCAGCGATCCACTGACCCCGTCTGCGAACACGAGACGCCCTGCCATGGCACCGAACGATCCCGAAACGATAACGTCTGAGAGTGGAATGTCAGGAAGACCTTCGGGATCGCCCGTAGGACCAAATGCAATGTAAGAGTTGTTTACGTCCTTCAGGATTACTTCTTCAAATCCTGTGTTTCCCGCGTTTCTACGTTGAAACAGAATGTCTTTTGAGTCTAATGCCATATCGATAAATATTACATGCCATCCGTTCTCTTATATATCTCTGGCATTTTGGCGCGTCTTTCTTCCTCCTGCGCTCTTTGAATATCGTCGTATGACATGGCTCTCTTGTCAGCATCCGACATTTCGGAGAAGAATTTCTTCTTGGGAGGCTCAACCTTGGTTTCTAATTTTTTGAGTACACCATCCCAATCCTCAGCAGGCTTTTCGGCGACTTCTTTTTTTACCGGAATTTCGGAAACGGGTTTTGGTTCTGGTTCTGGAATAATCGGTTCCGCAACTTTTTCCTCAACCTTCGGCGCTACATTTTCATTGGAAACGGTGCCTCTACCGACACCACCGAACACACTTACGTTATAGGCAAGAACCAATGCAACGGCGAGAGGGTCGAATACCAGAATGATAGACACGATAAACCATTTTGCTACCGTGTTGAGGTCTGTTCCGATTGCTTCGGCGACAAACGAGAAGGTTTGAATATCCTTCGTTCCGGAGGCATTACCAGCCTTCATATCACCAATTTCTTTACTTATCTTAATCACATCGGCCCGGGCTTGGTCGAGTGCGGTGTTGGCTGCACGAATGTCTTTCTCGGTGGAAGCGATCAACTCCTGATTCTGCTGCATGATCTGGCGAAGTTGGGTAGGATTGCGAAGAAGTGTCTGATTTGTGCTGGTTTCGTTCAATCGCTTCTCCTGATCAGTACGAAGACCGACCAACGAATCCACACGCTGTTTGGCATACTCTACGTTCTTCTCAGAATCAGTTTTTTGCTCTTCGAGCACCAACACCCTCTGCTGTGATAATTCATATTGGATGTGGCTGGATTGGTATGCGGAGGATAGCCAGCCGAATACACCGGCTGAAGTGATTGCCATAAGCACGAAGGTAGCAACCGTCAGATAGTATCTCAATACTTTGGTGCACTTGTTCCAATACCGATATAGAAATGCGACGGAACACAGTTTTCCTAACTCAATCGCGGTGGCCATGACCATCGCCGAGATTGCCGCACCGGAGAACAGCATTCCAATACCTGCGACAGAGAAGAACCCGGCAACTGCTGCAACGAATAGAGCGGTCAATCCCACCAATTGTGGAAAGCCGAACCTCTTAAAAAAATCTTGTATATATTTCATGATGGTAATCTAATTACCATCATAAATATCAATCACGACGGGGTTCCTGCGAGGTATTTCATACCCGTATATATGCAAAAACGGGGAGGATTTCTCCTCCCCGTTTCACAGGATTACTTGCTTTGTTGAGCGTAGAAGTCTTTTCCGAGTTCTACGAGTTCAGCATCAACCTTCTTCATCTTCTCTATGTCATCGGAGTCGATGGCTTCCTGTGCTTCCTTCAACTTCGCTTCAACCTTTGCCTTAACATCACTGTCGGCTTTCTCAATTGTCTTTCTCCACGAATGGATCAAACTTTCAACCTTGTTCTTCGCTTCAATCTTGTCGCGAAGTTTTTGATCTTCTGCCGCGTGAAGTTCTGCCTCACGAGTCATGCGCTCAATGTCATCCTTGGAGATACCTGATGAGCCCGATATAGTGATCTTCTGTTCCTTCTTCGTTCCAAGGTCTTTTGCCGAAACGTGGAGGATACCGTTTGCGTCAATATCGAACGTAACTTCGATCTGTGGAACGCCTCTTGGGCAAGGAGGGATGCCATCAAGTTTGAATTCACCAAGCACCTTGTTATCCCTTGCCAATGGTCGCTCGCCCTGACACACTTTGATGATAACTTCTCCCTGACCATCATGGATCGTGGAGAACGTTTGTGTCTTCTTCGTTGGAACTGTTGTGTTGCGGGCAATCATTCTTGTGGCGACTCCCCCACTTGTTTCGACTGAGAGCGAGAGTGGAGTTACATCGAGGAGAAGAAGGTCTTTGACTTCACCACTTAACACACCCGATTGAACCGAGGCACCAGCGGCAACAACTTCGTCGGGGTTCACTCCCTGATTTGGCTGCTTTCCATTGGCGATGGTCTTGGCAATCTCAACGACCTTTGGCATACGGGTCATGCCGCCAACGAGCACGAGTTCATCAATCTCACTGGCTGAAATGCCCGCGTCAGCCAAGCATTGAACGACCGGGGCTCGGAGTCTATCAAACAAGTGCGACGTTACCTCTTCCATCTTTGAACGAGTGAGGGTGAGAGTCAAGTGCTTAGGACCACTGGAATCTGCTGTGATGAACGGGAGGTTCACTTCGTAGGCAATTGTAGATGATAGAGCGATCTTTGCCTTTTCCGATTCCTCCTTAATTCTCTGAAGCGCCATCGGGTCTTTTCTCAAATCCAATCCGGGATTCTCACTGGAGAACACGCCGATGATGTGGTTCATGATCGCTTCGTCCCAATTGTCTCCACCAAGATGCGTGTCGCCATTGGTAGCCTTAACTTCAAACACACCATCATTGATTTCGAGGATTGATACGTCAAACGTTCCTCCTCCAAGGTCAAACACGGCGATTGTGCCTTCCTTCTTCTTGTCGAGACCATAGGCAAGAGCCGCTGCTGTGGGCTCATTGATGATGCGCAGAACTTCAAGACCGGCGATTGCTCCCGCATCCTTGGTTGACTGACGCTGTGCGTCGTTGAAATAAGCCGGAACGGTGATAATGGCTTGGGTGACTGGCTCTCCCAAAAACTTTTCGGCATCTTGTTTGATCTTCGAGAGCACCATTGAAGAAATCTGTTCCGGTGTGTAGGTCTTCGTCTCACCATTAACCGATAGTTGTATGATGGCTCCACCGTTCTTACCCTCAATGACTGTGAACGGGAATGACTTTATTTCATTTTGCACTTCGGAAAAACGACGACCAATCAGGCGCTTTGCTGAAAAAACTGTGTTCTTGGGGTTTGTGATAGCCTGTCGCTTCGCTGCCTGACCTACGAGGCGTTCGCCAGTCTTGGTAAAGGCAACGACGGAGGGGGTGGTTCGTGCCCCTTCGCTATTGGCGATGACGGTTGGCTGTCCAGACTCGAATATCGCGAAGCACGAGTTAGTCGTTCCGAGGTCCACGCTTAATACTTTAGATGATGACATATGGGTGTAGTTTTTCTTTATATTTCTCTTGAAAGTACGCTGTCATAGAGTCTCTGTCAAGAACATTCGTCTTGCCATGACATTTTAGGCAAAGTGTTATGCAATTTTCTGGTACTGTATTCTGCTTGTTGTAATCTATGTGGTGAACTGCCAGCCTTCCGGCACAATTACATTCGACACACACGTTGCCGTCTCTCTTCTTGATTTCGGTTTTGAATCTTCTCGTAAATCGGCTATCGTATGGCAAATATGAAATTCCACCTTTCCACATCGGATGGTTGCATCCCTTTGGGGTATTTTCATTTTGCCTCTTGAATTGCTCTTCATTGTAAAATCTGACACCCCTTCTCTCTTCTCGAAATCGCTTTTTTAAGTCATTTGAATGGGTTCGACCAAAAAACGGGTTGTTCTTCCCTGATACTGGATGTGCCAGTCTATATGCTTTCATCTTCTCCGATTTGATTTTTCTAACCTCTTCACTTTCGTTTGGATTGTTCGCTATAAGGCGTCGGCTTCTCCACTCTTTAGTGCAATCGGCACAGCAACATCGCTTGCGGGTCATTCTTGATATTACAGAATAACCAGAACCACAGATTGCACACACTCTTGAAAATGGCATATTTGAGTAAGTTAACACGATGATGTTTGTCAGTCAAGTTATATTTATACGTTGATGGACCCAGTATCCGACGACTATAAAAATGAAGCACTAGACACCACCCACAATCTACCACGTGGATTGCAGGACTTGGGTGCACCCGAAGAGGTTGTGTCAGCACCTCCGCACACGCTATTTGGTCGCGACAATTGGAATCTGTGGATCAAATATCCAAACCAAAATTGGCAGAGCACTCACTACTTTGTTCCCCGCACGCCGTTAGTCATATCAACCCGTGACACGGGTGCAACATGGCTCAAGATGAGGGGAGACCACAAAACCGGATGGGTAAAGATCAGCAATCGCAGCCCGTTCGGAGACCAAGATGGAATTTCCGAGCCAGCGGTCGCCGGAATTATTACCGGTTGGGGTGGGGTATCCGGTGGTCTATTGTACGGAGGTTGGGACACAGAAACGATTGAAATGGATGACTTGGCTCGTGCGTTTGGTGCACTTGTGAAGTGGTTGAGAGAAAATCCGGAAGACCAACTTCCTGCGGGAGTATTCGGTATGGTTACCGGAATGCCACTGACCGGCCCTTATGACACTGAAACGGCAACGACTGCTGATATGTGTCGTATCATTGGAGGTTTGAACAACTCCATCATCAGTGGACCGCCACCTTACATCGGCTGGGCAAACCCAACGGGATTCTATCAGAAACTACCGGGAGGATTAAACACCAACATAATCACCACCGCTCAAATGAGCCGTGGGCTTGGTGCTGTATTGAGTGAAATGTGGGGCAAAGCCCTTCTCGTCACTTAACCAAAAAGCAATTGCTTTGCAGGGTCTTTTCTGAACTCTGCTATTTTGTGATTGATGACCTTTTCTCTGAACTCGTAGATTTGGTTCAATTGTTCATCCTTCAGCACGAGTTGGTCTCCATATGGTGTTCCTGTGAACAGCACGCGGAATGCGAAGCGAAGTCTATCCCACAATCCCATCTTGTGATTTTTATTGCTTCCCATCTCATAGATGGATAGGTAGATCAAGTCATCCTGTGAGTCGTATTGCAAGTGAAGCAATTCAGCCGTGCAGTCGCAACGGATGTATGCGTTGATTAGTTCTACGGAATCTTTGCTGCGTTCCATGTGGTTTTGTCTACTCCCGATTGTTTGATGAATGGCTTCACTTCAGGGTCATTCAATGCTTCGATGAATGCGGTTTTCCAATCCCGGTGAAGTTCCGTTCCGTTTTCCGTCACTTCATATGGTTCGGCATGTAGTTTCCTTGCAGCCGATTCCCACGAGCGAAGGAGTTTCTTTGCGGTATCCTTGTACTCATTGTCTTTCATATCCTCCGAAGAAACCTTGTCGGCATTCGCGAAGCACTTCTCTGTGGTATTAATCCAAATGCGGGTCAATTCTTCACTTCCATCTAGGTAGACGGCGATTGCTGACCAACCCACTTCCCAATCATTGCCTCCCGCCATGATTCTATACTTCGATCTATCCTGAATGGTGTCGAAGTTCTCCGGTTTTCTAAAAGAAGACCTCTCCTTGGTTGTGGAGAGGTAGATTTCTTGAAGGATGGTAAGCAGTTTCATGTAGATAAGTATATTTATGAACATGGAATATACAGATTTCTATGACGATCTGGTTGAAGATTACCCTTCCGGCTGGAATAAGGATGAGTTTGAAAAAATCAACTCCTTCGCCGGAAAACTTCGCTACGCCAATACACACTTAAAGAAATTGGCATCCGGCAGTGGCCGCACCGTGTTCATTATCGACGACAAGAAGGTATTGAAGATTGCCAAGAATAAAAAAGGACTGGCACAGAATTCGGTCGAGGCTGAAGGATACCTTCAGAACTACGATATCGTTGCCAGAGTGTATGATACCGATGCCAATGATTTTTGGGTTGAGATGGCACACGCCAAAAAGATTGGAAAGAAGCGATTCCAGCAACTAACCGGCGTCACGCTCGAAGAGATTGGAACGTGGATGCGAATTATTGACAGACGCTCACGATGGCAACCAAACGTTGATAATGCCTTCAAAGAGAAGATGGCAAACAACGAATTCGTTCAAGACTTGGAGCGCCTGATTGGTGATTATGACATGGCAACCGGCGACTTTGGGAGAGCGTCAACTTGGGGAGAAGTCGAACAAGAGGGAAAACCAAAGGTTGTATTGGTTGACTTTGGATTGACCTATTCCGTCTACGACGATTTCTATCGAGTCAAGATGTAGTAATTAGTCGCCCGACTTGCCTTGGTAGAATGATGGAGTCATTTCAGCATCCATCTTCTTCAATTGAGCATTTGGTGCAACCGGTGGAGCCTTGAATTCGGAACCAAAATCACCATCTTCGAGTTGTTTGTAGGTAAGAGACATTGCGCGTCTTCCCTTGTATCCGTGAATCCAAAATTCTGTGTCAGGGTCAACATCCTCATGACCATATGAATCGTCAATTGCGCTCATGATGCCCTTGCTGATATCGTCGAGTGACTTCTTGGTGATTTCCCATGTCTCTGCCTCATGACCACGGAGTGCGTGCCATCCCCAATGCTGCATAGCGTATTGGCGAATGTCTACACGGTCGAGTGCAGCATCCATGAGATGCTCATCGATTTTGTTTTCCTTGACCATTTCGCTGAGGATATCAAATTCATCCATCTCATCATTTGCCAATGACATGGAATCCTCTTCAGATGCGTTCAAGAGATATTCTCTCTTAACCAAGTTCAACATTTCATCTTGGTCGAGCATGTCTCCATCCCAACCGATTCCTAATCGATCAAGCAATTCTCTACGGGCATGGTCGAGAGCAACGGCTTCGTGGTTTACGTCTCCTACGTCTCCGTCGCAGTAGTGAATATCACCA